GGATTTGATATCTGGTACGTCGGCTAATCGTTTACAACCCATAATCCGAAAATGCCATCAAAAGGGGATTATCTATTCTTCAGGTGGTTTACGGTAGCTACTATAATGCCTTTGGTATATTTCTTACCTTTGAGCATCGAGCAGACTACTGTACTAACCGGCCTCGTTGTTATCATAAACAACATAGTAGAGAATCCCAGACGTGATAGCGATGATCATAAATGATCACGTAAAACCCACAATTGAGAGACAAAGCATAATGACGAGACCTAGAGACACTAAGGCCATCGCTCGAGTCATTGCTGGCTTGAACGGGTCTAAAGTTCGTAATAAGGATCCCAAGAGCTTGGAGCGTGAGCTTCGTATTGGGCGTATTCAAAGAATGCTTGAAGATGCTGGTGTTAAATATGACGCGGCTTTTGGCCCCGACTCACTTAGCCCAGTTAATCCCGATTCTCTTGGAGGCATCTGTGACAGTCTTAACAGACTTGTCTATGATGATAGTAATGAGAACGCCGTTTTACCGTGGTTCGAAGAAGGTATGACCGCGGAGCGCGCTAAACGTTTCGTTATGAAACTTCGCGTTCCTGAATATGCGGAATTCTTCAAACGAGCTTCTGCCAGTAAAATCATCGCTCCAAATACTTTGGGTATGATTACAGCAAGTGGGGAACCTAATAAGGATCTCTCTCAGCTCATCTCACCTCCTAGCAAACCTAAACACAATAGCGTTGAAAAGCGTATTGCTGGTTTAGCGATTGAGGTTCTGAAAGCTAAGATCATCGCTCGTCTCTCTACTTCCAGCCAGAAATACTACGAAATCGTAGATGGCAAGGTGAGGCTTAACGAATGGTCTCTAAACGACTTTCAAGTCGAAATGGCGAAGGCTATTAGTCATAGCACTCCTGGTTACCCATATAATGGTAAATCATGGACAGAGGATCACGAAGGTAAACCCGTTTATGAACATGTGTTCAACGATGGGTATAAAATCTTAACTGATCCCAATCCCTTCATTTTTCTTCAAGGCGCCCGTTACACGGGTGATGGAGAAAACGAGGGTCAGCAACGACTAGTTATGCAAGCGCCCGCCAACGAGAAGCTTATTGGTCACATCATTTCGTATCCGATCAAGGAGTATATTAAGTACCCCGGATCAGGTCAGAATGGTATCCAAGCTGCCTCTGCAGAGATTCGAAGTATGGCTCGTGGGGAGTACAACAATTTTGCTCCCGCGCAGGCTAAACCGAATTTCTTCATGGAGAACGACGTTTCCAAGTGGGACGCTCATATTCAGGACCATCAAGTTGATATCTTTAAAAGCATTTTATACGGGATCTACGATCTTAAGGACGATTTCACTAAGAAATGTCTAGACTCGTATTTCGCCTGTTTCGATGCTCGATATCTCGTTACAGCGATGGGTGGTATTTATACTCGTATGCTTCCTTCTGGGAGCGCGATTACTACCATCTTTGCCTTCTTAATTCACGAGTGCTACGTTATCGAAGCCGATATCTCCTTCTGTTGCCCTGAAGCTACTACAGTCGACGATTATAACAATCGTTCAACCTTTGGCTTCGTTAGTGTCGGGCTCCAAGGAGATGACCTCTGGGCTCTAGCTGAGAAGCTTGAAATCCTCGGGTCAATGAAGCATGTGTACAGCCTTTACGGTTGTGTTATGAAGGAAGGCTCACGGTCAGGTTCGCTTGATCAAGCTAATCCCTGTATGGTTTTCCTTAATGAGCTGATACACTTGAAGTACGATGTGCCTAATGTTGTCTGCCCGAAATGGAACTTCTTCTACGCTGAAAGCGCAGATCAGAACTATCGATCAATTAGTTTAGATCGAAGTCTTTTTGAAGAGATTTCATCGAGGGTTGCTCATGTCACACCAGTTGAACTCACTTTTGCCCGCTTCGTTGGAAAGCTTCAACGCTTCTCAGGAATGGACGAGTGTTTTAACTATATGGTGCGATATTGCTACGAAAGCAAGGGTAAGTTCGAGTTGAGATCATGGCTTGGAGAAAGAACTTTTGATAGTTCGAACCCAGTCATTCAAGAACTTGAACGAATTGAAAACGAAGTGCATCATATTCAGCGCCCTGATGAAATTGAAAGAATCGCTGACCGTCATGAATGCTCTTGGCTTGATGCTAAAGAGCTTATGGCTGCTGCGTACCTTTCAATGGCGAGTTCCGTGGTCACAGGGAAGCGTGGCTTCTTTCAGAAAATGAAAGGCATCGCTCAGAGTGATTACAAAACCGCTCGACAAGTGAAGCGTATTACGGCTAAACATGTCTCATCGTTAAATGTGAATGATAAGACTCCTGATGAACGTGTTAGCTTAGACAATCTTGATCTAGCTCTCAACTTCTTCGAGGCCGTCTCACAAAAGGTTATGACAGAACTTTCTGACGGTTACCACCTAAAGCGCGAGCCTGACGAGGCAAGCGAAGAAGAAATGCAACCTACGGAAAAAGAGCCTGAATACCTTCCAGTCATTGTACGGACAGCAACATCAAGTTTGCTTTCAGCAGCTTGTGTCGATCCCTGGGCCGTTAAACTTAATTCACTCAATCAGGCTGTTGACCTTTGGTCACGGGATGATTTAAGTGAAGAAATGAGAACACGGGTTATTCAATCCGTTGCGGTGCTGACAAAATCTGATGATGAATCAGCACGCGCGAACCTAGAAGCTTGGTCCTTGGGCTAAAGCTTTAGGCTTCTCACATTTGAAGCGCTCTTTATAGCTATCTAAGATAGCTTCTGAAGTGTGTCGGACGAAGTGATCGTAAGCAGACTTACCATAAGTCTTGTAAGCGTTTCGCCAGTCCTCATATGACACACCAAGCTCTTCTGGTGTAGGAGCCTCTTCATCATAAATGGAGTAGTTCATCTCAAAATCATCATCGTCAACTTTAGCAAGGGAGTAGTATCCTTCATTTATGTAAAGAAGTTCAACACTCCGGGCAAGATCAGTAAGCTGAGTCTCGGTCGAAAAGATTAATTTGCACAAGCTATCGAAATGAGCTTGAGGAAGAGATCCTAGTAGAACCTCGATGAACAAACCCTTACTTTTCTCGTTAACGTTGAACTTGTTGATCTTTATCGAAGTTTCAACAGAATGAAAACTATCACCCCGGAAACTTTTACCGAGTCTCGAAACGAGTAAGGTGTCGAATACCTTAGAAAGGTGAGCGTTACACGTAACTCGTTCGGCTGACTGCTGGATAGCAAGAGGGGTGGTATTAAAGCCCTTATTATTGGGCAACTCAATAGCATGCTTAATAGCTGCAGTTCGGAGCAATGCGTCACCCAACATGGCGACGACTTTGGGATTACCAACTTCACCAATCGAATTATTATTATATTCAGATTGGGTTACAAATGCGCTTCCCTCATCATTAACGAATTGAGAGATAGAGCATTGAAGCTGGATGAACTCATCGATTTGCATTATAAATACCCTTCGGTGACGTGAGAGAACAGAACTCAATTATCCCCTTTTAATAGGGAATCTACGAACTTTGGTTTAGGTTATGAATGTTAGCCTTCGCAATTGCGAGTTAACACAACC